ATGGCGAATAAATATAATGAGAAACAGGGTACGAATATGACAAATTCAGAACGTTTTCCTGTTCCACCTTTTCCCCACCAAAAACAACCTTTTCCGGGACTTGCCGGAAAAATGCAACCACGTCCAGATCATGGTGAAGAAAGTTATCAGGGAAACGGTCGCCTTACTGACCGAAAAGTGTTAATTACCGGAGGTGATTCAGGAATTGGACGAGCAGTCGCAATTGCTTTTGCGCGTGAAGGCGCGGATGTGGCAATCAACTACCTGCCTGAAGAAGAAGAGGACGCTCGTGAGGTCGTCGATCTGATTCAGAAAGCAGGAAGAAAAGCCGTGGCACTCCCTGGTGATATCCGTGAAGAGACATTTTGCCAGCACCTGGTTAGCCAGGTGGTTAAGACCTTAGGTGGGCTCGATATCCTGGTCAATAACGCGGGTCGCCAGCAATTCTGTGAGTCGATTGACGAACTTACAACTGATGCCTTTGATGCAACATTCAAGACCAATGTCTACGCGCTATTCTGGATTACTAAAGCGGCAGTTCACCATTTACCCCCAGGGGGCGTAATTATAAACACCTCATCGGTTCAAGCCTACGAGCCCAGCGAGATCCTGCTGGATTATGCTCAGACCAAAGCGGCGATCGTAGCTTTTACAAAATCGCTGGCAAAACAACTGGCACCGAAAGGGATCCGGGTAAATGCCGTTGCCCCCGGTCCCTATTGGACGGTTCTTCAATGCTGTGGTGGCCAACCACAGGAGAAAATTGAGCAATTTGGTGCTAATTCACCGCTCGGTCGACCTGGCCAGCCTGCGGAAATTGCACCACTTTATGTCACCCTGGCTTCCCCAGAGAACAGCTATACGTCCGGGCAGGTCTGGTGTTCTGACGGCGGAACCGGGACGTTATAACGAATGATTGCAGGAGATGAATGACGGGAGAACTGCTGATGAAAGCTATGACTTATCATAGCCGTCTTCATGTCCGCAACGATACACTGCCTGCTCCCGGTTTATAAGCGCCTTAAGATATTGTTATTCATGTAATGGAAAGTGCTATCTGTGATTCAGGCCCGCATCTTTATCGGGGTAAATCCCAGCACATTTCATGGTGACATCTTTGTTCATGAGTTTATGGCAGAGGCCGCTGAGGCAAAACCGGAAGTGACAGCGGATAGTTTAGGGGATCGTGTGGTAATACCCCTCTTCCCAGATACCCAGGAGATCAAATGGCTGACTTAAATGAACGCGTTGAGATCATTGAGAAAAACCTTGATGATCTGAGACTCGACCTTCACGCATCGAAGGTTGCCATTAGCGTTTTATCTACTGTGATAAGTAGCATGAGTGCTGAACCTGGTTTACTTGAAAGATCTTACGAGCAAGCCAAAAGTTCAGGTCCTCTTGTAAAGTTCAATCATCCAGTAGAGGAAGGCTATGAGGATAAACTTAAGGAGAGAATATTAAATATACTCTCAGCTATCCAAAACGAGCCTAACTAATCCAAAGTTCCCCAAGAGGATAAGCGGAATATCCTCTTATATGGCTCACATTCTGGGCTACCTCGCTCCCGTAGGCAAATCGACCTGTAGTCGATAACCTGTACCCACCTTCAGTGAAAAACCTTAAGTGCATTAGTTACGAACACGCAGTCCCCTTATGGCATAAAGCGCTATTTTGTCTGAATTATTCAGACCATAGACGCATCGTATTGAATAAGGACACCGCAATATTATTCGGTTTTATGATGTGCAGACTGTCACAATCACACCCAACCCCAGTGCACGGTGCTGTAACCTAAAAATATGCTCCAACTGACTACCGTGTTGACTCTCCCATATAGCTACGTTGTCGTGCAGTTCCCGGTGGCAAATACGGCACATGGACATAACGTGGAAATCCCCCGCTTTCGTTCCTGTCCCGCCAAAACCATGACCAATAATATGGTGCGGATCATCAGCGGGTGCACCACAACCACAGCATGCCTGTGTTTTGACCCAGTCAGTGTACGCCTGACATACCCAACGCTGTATTTTCGGACGGCGCATGTACTGCGCTGGCGCGTCAGCATCGATCGCGACAACCAGAACCGGCATATCCTCGACAGCAGTTGTAATTATTGCTAGTGGATCTGGCGGGTTTATTACCAGTTCGCTCTCGCGGTAGACAGGTTTAATTGGCTCATCTGAAGGCATGCACAGCAACTTACGAATAACTGTTTCAGGGAGAAGACCAGCAACTCGTTTAACAAATGCCCAGCACCCCAGGTCACTGATAGTAACGATGTGATGATCGGGGTACCGAAAATGCGAGCGAATTGATTCAAGAATGTAATGCCCCGCATTTTGACGGGCAATATCAGCAACCAGCGCTAGAGGCTGGTCCACCAGCACGCGGTCATGATGCCAGCACAGGCATAGGCCTGATTGCTCGTACTTGGCCGTGGTAAGTTCCGGGTGATGGTATTCATCTGCTCCATGGTTCCACTGGCAGACGTTAAACTTTCTGACCCAACTCTGTACTGAACCACCTGCGGCGCACAGCACTTCAGGATCCATCCAGAATGATGAATATGCGGGATCCAGCAGTAAAGGCTGTTCTTGCGGCAGTAAACCGGGCTTACGCCCGGCTTCCATCTCACCAGCCGGAGCAATAACCACTGGCCCGTAAAACAAGCTCATTAGCGAACGACCCGGTCGCAGAATCACCTGATCCAGTTCGCGAATAATGATGGGGTTAAGCAGTGCGCGCATCGGCTTCCCTCACTGCATTCGCTATCCTCTGCCCAATCCAGCGCATAACCGGTACCGCCATGCTATTGCCCAGCGCTTTATAGCGTGGGCCATCTTTCGCCAGTCGATAGGCTTCTTCTGCCGTCAGTGCTGGGTTGCGGTGGCGTAGGTAGGCGTATTCCTCTGCTGTGATTTTTTTGCGGCCTGAAACTGGGATCAGAGTGTGATTATCGGGGAAGCCCTGCAAATGCTCACACTCGACTGGCGTAAGCCGACGTACTGCCAGACTTTGATCAACAGCCAGATCTGTCGCATCCTTGTAGTCACGGGCCTTTAATGTAGAAGCTGTTTCATCATCCGCATACTCGCCGAAGGCGGTCATTCTGAATGCGTTATGACGTGGATAAACAACTGTTCCTTCGAAACCACCACCTTTTTCTCGCGATTTCAGTGTGCCAAACAGTTCAATTCCAGCGTTCTGTTCCTCGTCTAGCCCTATGCAAACAAGTCCACTGCCACGCTGACTGAATAGTTCCTGATTAATGGCTCCGATCCCGCCAGTGTTATGTGACTGATTCAGTGTTGGATGTGGATTGACTAAATTGTCCCAGTGACTACCAACTTTAAAGCCCCCTCCAATAGTGAAGGAAGACTTTTCCCCCGCTTCTCGGCTCGGCGCAATATCCCTGCGCACGCCGTCGGACTCAAAAAGTATTTTGGCGGGATTGATATCCCCTCGAGCGCTTGTGATAACAAACACACGGCGGCGTCGTTGGGCCACTCCGAAATATTGGGCATCAAAGATCCGCCACGCGATTGCTCTTTTGGGTCCGCGCACATAACCAGCGTTCGCCCAGCGCTTCCCTGGTGGTTGTAGGCGACAGTCTTCGCCGGCAAGCAGTCCAAGGAAGGCTCCGAAAGCGTTATCTTTGCTGCTGAGGACTCCGGGGACGTTTTCCCAGACAAAGATTGCTGGCTCTTTTCCTTCTGTGGTGCGGCGGTCGTCAACTGCATCTGCTAATTCTCCGTACGAAATTGTAAGCTGGCCACGCGAGCCAGAAAGACCAGCGCGCGCACCGGCAACAGAAAAATCCTGACAGGGAGTACCGCCGACGATGATATCGGGAGCGGGAGTGATACCAGCGCTCACTGTGGCGGCAATTTTGGTCATATCGCCCAAGTTAGGCACTTCCGGCCAGTGATAATCCAGCACAGCAGATGGGAAATCAGGGCCACGGCTGTAGTCGTGCTCTGGATCGAACTGCGCAAACCACGCCGGTTGCCAGCCCAGGCATTCCCACGCCACGCTAGCAGCTTCAATACCGCTGCAAACAGATCCGTAAGTGATTGTCATAGCGCACTCCTGCGGCGAGGCCATTCAGCAGGAGATAACTGAACAGTGCTTTCACACTCATTCCCCCAACAATCCCAGCCAGGCAGTTCATCGCGAGCGAATAACTCAATACGAGGAATTTCCCCCACCAGCCGCTGCAGCATTTCACGGAACACTGTTGGTTTAGCGCTATGCTCTCCACGTGGCGCCGTTACATGCTGGCAGATTGAAGCATCCAGACGCGCTGGCAGGCGACCACGCACAGCAAACAGACAATCTTCGGAATTGGCCCGGGTGAGGTGGCCCATACCAATCGCGCTATTGCCTTTGTGCTTGTTCGTCTTATGCCAGGTGAACCCCTTCATCGTGATCAGACGAAAACCCCAGGATTTCATGACAGCCAGCGCCTCTTCGGGCTGCGTCGGTACCCACCACATAGCGAGCAGACAAGATTCGGTGTTAGCCAGATCCCAGACAGGTAAACGGCAAATGTCTTCAAACCGCATTACCGGATATTTGAACCCAGCACCTCGCTTACCATCTGCAGCACTGTCACGGTATGACCATGGAGGATCAGCATAGATAATCTGATACATCAGCAGATTCCCCCTGCACCACCAGGTGTGAATGGCATAGCGCTTATCTTTTCCTGCAGCGAGTCAGTATCAAATTTAACGTCAGGGCTTAAGCGGTATAACCGCAGATTCTTCAGATTAAACATTGCTAACCTCATGTTTTATTAGTTTAAGTGCGCTGGTCAGGCACGGTTTCTCGTGTTACTTCGTTCGTCTGGTCAGGCCGAACTTATTGCGAATTTCTGTAATGCGTTTTAACCCCTCTTCACGCGACAGTGCCGGGCGCAGTTTTTCAGTAAGCACCAATATCGGCTCGGGGATCGGTTCTCCACGGCGGATTTTCTCGGCCATACCTGTCAGTTCCCGGCGCGCAGCTTCCAGTAATTCTTTGTCCGTCCAGTTGCTGGCGCGCATACCGGCATACAGCGCAGTAACTATCCAGTAGTGCGCCGGGTGCTTCCAGTCATACGCCTCTGGTGAGGACAAATACCCACGCTGCCGACAGTAGTCCCGGACAATCTCAACCAGTTCTTCGTCAGAAGGCAGACCGGCAACCCGCAGGCTCCCTTCCCTGCACCAGGCAACAAACTGACCCGGCGACGGGATCCACGGCGTTTCCTGCTGGCGGGCAATCTGCATTCCGGCGTTCACCTGTGCCATGGTAGTGATCCCGTTCTCGGCAAATGCCAGCATCCAGGTTCGTCGAAATTCATCGAGGTCATCCTGGGTTTTGACGTGTGTGCTGAGTGCCGGAAAAGTGGCGCGTAACTGGCGAAACAGATCGTTGAATACCAGAGCGGCCTGCTCTTCACGCTGGGTGTGCTGAGGCGCGCCACCGGCCAGTCGGCTGAGCGCCCTGCCGTCATGGTTCTGTATGGCCTGCATCAGGTCTTTCATCCCAGCACTCCTTCAGCCCAGTCAGTGTTATCCCAGTCGAGGCCGCCGGAACCGGCGCCAGCTGATCGGCATCCCATCTGTGCAACAAGATTGTCCCATTTGCGGTGTAGCCCGGACGGGCTGAGGATGTTGGTGCTCCAGAAATGATGTTTGTTGGCCCAGCGGAACACCTCGCAGACCTGTTTGTGCGTGACGTTTCTGGCATTGCGCAGCAGGCGAATGTCGTTTGCCCACTCAATCCAGTTTGGTTCGCCGAGGGATGCGTTGATGTTGAGTGCTCGCTTAAACACATACGCCGCAGCGACCACATCATGCTGATTGCCCCATGAGCGACCACCAGCGGTATAGACCCCGTCGACCGCATCCGGATGGCGTTCAAGAAATCGTTTCGTCTGCTCAGAAATTGTGCGCGGACGATAATTTAAGATCTGTATGTTTAGATCTGTGTATTGATCTGTATAGAGAATAGGAACGGCGACTTCGCCAGACCCAGGGAGCGGCGCTTCCGCCGTTCCGGACTGGCGATTATGCGGTTCCGGTTCGGCGACTTCGCCATTCCCGTCTGGCGAATCAGGCACTTTCTTCTCCTTCGGACATAGTGTTGCCGGGAACAGTTTTTCGATAAGAGCGTCACCATCAAGGTGGTAATGTTTGACCTTATCGCCGTTCGCCGTGCGCTTGTTCGCCGTACTGAGGATACCGGCCAGGTAGGCCTTCGATAACTTATCGACGACGCGCCGAACCTGATCTGAGCTGAGTTCGACCTCCTCTCCCAGTTCTTCATGGGTCTTATAAAACCAGCCGTCGTCACGGGTTGAATGCCCGGACCAGAAGATGATCTGGTTCAGAATTGCCGCAAGCTGATACGCCTGCTGGTCTCCGGCAAAGAAGCGCAGAAACTGCCTGGGGACAACCAGATTGTTTTTCTGCCCAGTCAGTGACTGAACAATATCGAATATTCGGCTCATAGTTCGCCCTACTGTCCCTTCTCACAGACAGGGACAGAGTTACCATTCAATTGCTAACCGAGTGCTGTTGGTCGCAGCACGGTGCCGGTGCAAGCCCGGCACGCTTAGTGTTTTTTATCGCTACCGTTGTTCCGGATAAGCGAATAGTTTGCAGTCAGGCGATCAAGCAGCGCCTGAACAGCAGCCTCTCCACCAGCAGCGCGGGCCTGCCGGATGAGAACCTGACGGGCAATTTCGAGAGAACGGGCATTGTTATTCATCTTCTCCACCAGCAAGCCATGAGTGATCGGTTGGAAGTGCCTCGGCTTTAAGCGCGCGGCGGATTTCTTCGGCAAGCTCCGGATCGCAACTGGTCATCTGATAAACCAGATTCTCCAGCGCCAGGTTCATTACATCGGATTTATGGGAAACGCCATGATCCCGGCATTTACGGGCCACGGCATCAACTGCAACCCGACGAGCCGGAGTAACGCGACAGCGCATGTCTTCTGTGCGCATGTCATCCGGGGTTACACCGCGATTACGACGTTGCGGCAGACGTTCAAGGATGGATTTGGTCATGGTTATCTCGTGTATTTGTTTAAGGTTGAAAATGCCCGTGGTCAGCGGGATTTAAACGGAAAAGGACGAGCTTCAGACCCGACCATTTTCCCGTTCTTGTATTCGATAATGGTGATATCTCGGCCAGAGTTAACCGCCTTCTGTACTGCCGATGGCTGGATATTCAATCCTCTGGCAACCCGACTAAGTTCACCATGTTTACTCACCAGATCTTTTAGCGCTGTTTTTTTCATAGGTCCTCCATTCGAAAGACTACATTTTTAGTGCAAATATGACAACACCTAAAATGCATTAAACAAATGTACCAATGGTATAAAATGACTGGATGCAGAAGAAAAAATTAACTTCAGAACAAATTGCTGATGCTGAGAGACTGAAAAGCATCTACGAAGCAAAGAAAAAGAGTCTTGACCTCACAATGCAGAGAATTGCTGATGAAATGGATATCAGTCTTTCTGCACTGGGGCATTACTTCTATGGCCGTAATTCGCTGAATACAAAGGCCGTGTCTGCACTAGCTAAGCTTCTTCAAGTTGATGTGTCAGACATCAGCCCCTCACTCGATAAAGAACTCAGACAACAATCTCAATCGCTACAATTGTCCCTTACAGAAACTCAGCTTCAGGAGCGGGTGCCTGTACGTCTAAAGGTCATTACCGACGATGGGAAAGTTTGCACTGAGCCTTTGGGCGGCTATCTACGACTGGACAACTCGCAACTTTCCTCTTTCGGCGTGCAGATTATTGGTACCAAACTATGGCCGCGGGTAAAATCTGGGGAATTTTTAGTCGTTGAACCGGGGAGAACATGCCAACCGGGTGATGATGTCTATGTTTTACTTCATGACGAAAGTCAGCCACTAATAACTATGCTGATGCTTGACTCTGGAGCCGGTTACACCGTATCTGACTACACTTCTAATCGCCCTTCTATGCTGTATAAGGATAATATCCGTGCCATTTATCCAATTTCTGCAATTGTGAGCCCGGAAAGATTCATTCCTGCAGCTTCAAACTAAATACTGTATTTTTACACAGTTAGGTTTTTGCTGCGTAGCTTGTCACATTTAGCGCCCCGCAATACTCTGTAATTCCTTATTTTATATAATAAATATGAAGTAATTCCCCACCATTTTGGTCAAACAATTTCCTGACACCACTTTAGAATGAGATTTATCTTAAATGGAGGTGTAACATGTTGATATTGAAAGATTTAAATGACCACTATCTTATCAGGGCTGCTCTTTATGATTCAGCAAAAGGCAGTTGCATCGAAATCATCTGTCACTCTTCAGATCCCGAAAAACTAGGAACCTTGCTTACTGAGGGACTACGTAAAGCCCTTCAGGGATCTTCACTTACCAGTAAGCATCTCTCCATATACCCTGTCCTTTAACTATTTTCTTATATTTTTCAATACGATGATTTTATTGAATATTAAATTTGCACTTTTGGTGTTGTTTTTATTTACCTATAAGTGCAACAATAAATCCAAGGCGAAGGCCCTTGCTCTTTAACAACGTGGACAGGTCGATAGAACTAACAGCCCGAATGGGTTGCTGGTCTGGCACATGCCAGAGTGCTGACAGTACGAGAATCCCGGAGGCGGTCCTTCGGGATGTGTTGGCTTAATGTGCAAGTAAGGGGATCACGGCCTTCCCACGTTAACGGAGAAACCGCGCCGGATTACAAAATGCGGTTAATGATCTAGACCACGTAATCAATGAAGACTGTATAATGAATCATTAATTACTTTTAGGAAATTATTATGACAGCAAAAGGATTACCCAAATGCCCTGTAGAAGGTTATTTTACAGTTGATATACTGGGGCAAGGTGGTAACGGAGATGTTACACTCATTGAAAATAAAGAAACATCTGAAAGAGTTGCATTAAAGGTTCTTCGTACTGTTCGCGATGATACATATAATAGATTCAAAAATGAAATAAAAATCGTGACTGAATGTGGCATTGATGGAGTTATGCCTATCATTCAGTATAACTTGCCAGAGAAAACTCAAGATAGCAAGCCTTGGTATACAATGCCACTTGCGATACCTTTTACCGAAGTTATTCAAGAGAAAGATTTTCTTGAAATAGTCACCTTATTCATACCACTAATAGAAACTATAGAGAACCTACATAATAATAACATTTTCCACAGGGATATTAAACCTGAGAATTTCTTGTATTATCAGGATAGAGTTTTTTTAACTGATTTCGGACTGGTGAAATTTCCTGAAAGCCCTCAATTAACACCTGAGAGAAGAGACATTGGAGCCAAGTTTACCATGGCCCCCGAAATGCGAAGAGAAGCATACAAATCTGAAGGTAGTTCAGCAGATGTTTATTCCTTGGCCAAGTCGCTATGGATTTCCCTAACCAAAACACCTTTAGGCTTTGACGGACAATATGTTAAAGGTAGCGTAATTTCTCTTTCGAATTATGAAAACAATAGCTATTTGACACCGCTTGAAGATCTTCTCCAAAGTGCGACAGATAATTTGCCTTCTAAAAGACCGAGCATCAAGGAGTTCAAACAAAAAATCCAAGAGTGGATTGAACTAAATAGAGACTTTAAAAAGAGAAATCTTACTGAGTGGCTGGAGGTTCAGAATATATTATTTCCTGTAGGTACCCCGAGTCATACAGAATGGTACGATCTAGATAGCATTATACGTGTCCTCAAGTTAATAGCCGTTAGAAAATCTCTTAACCACATGTTTTATCCTAGTGGAGGTGGGAATGACTTGACTGATGTTGCATCTGCTGGAGAGCATGGATTTATGGAATTGCGGATCAGTGATCAATGTGCCGAAATTCTTAAACCTAAAAAACTCTGTTTCGAATCATTTGGGCATGATCCAGAGTGGAATTACTTCTGGCTCGAAGCGGATGAAATTGAACCTACAAATATCACATCACATCTTTCACATGGTAACTTTGATGAATACCTTACTGAACTAAGCCCAGCAGAATATGTCGGCCCTGAAGCATGGGAAATGGGTGAATATAATGAACAACCACTTCCAGAAACTGCACGCAGTATCAGTCGATATATTAAAGGTGCTTTTGTTTTCTTTAGTAAAGCATCAAAGTACAATGCCACCTCAAGCACCTATGATGCTTGGCAAAATCAAGGCGAAGAGAATTTTCGGAAGTTAATAAAAAGAGCTGCAGAACACTTCAGAAAACAAAAATAACACCTTAGTTATATTTTATAAAAAACAACCAGCCGAAAGATTACATTGGTTGGTTGTTTACCATGCCTAAGATACGTTGTGACATGATTATAAGTTAACCCATGCAAGATAGTTTATATACAATTTTTAAAAGTATTTCTCATTAATTTCAGGCATCCACATCCGATTAGATGAACCAGGGGTAGTTTGTTGGATGCACATGGCTGGAAAGGCATCGACGATGCAGTTGCGGAATATCACCTTGCCTTCAAGTTTGGTCTGAAAATCATGACGCAGCACAGCGTCACTACTCACAACAAAGAGGTTAGAACTCTATGAATGGACAAAGCGGGACAACAGGCATGGCAGTATGTGTCGAGCCCAAACGTTCTGTAATCGATGTAAAGGTCAATCAGGTATGGGATCAACTTGATAGTCTTCACGGACGAATCAGCAATTTGCATGACCGCTTGATCCCGGTAGTTACACCCTGCCCGGAAGTTAAAGGAAGTGGCGTCAGTGAAGTAAATGAACAACTTTCTCCGCTGGCCGATGTTATTCACCGGTTCGGGGCATCTGTCGCTACAGCCAATGCGCGGCTGGACGAGGTTATTCGTCAGCTGGAATTGTAATAACCGCTGCAGTTCACCTGGTCCAACATTAAAACACTGGGCCTTTTACGAGGAAGTAATATGTCGTTCTTTGGAAATAATGAGAAATCGCCAACTGAGGAAGAAATTAACCGGATAACCAGCCTGGTCAATCAATATCCGGGTAAAGCTTTTCAGGTGCTGAATAAAAAAATCAACAGTCAGGGCCTGATGCTCTCTGTTCGTGAGGTTCCTGATGAACTGCTGACCGACGAGGAACGTATGTGCAAACAACATCGTTTGCGTCAGCATTAATATCATATCTGATTTCCAGCATCATGCCCTCTGGGGCATTTATCGACAGACTTGAAAATTCCAGTCGCTTTTCTGGCGAAATTTTCCTGATTTTCCGCTCCGCACCAACGCTTACATCATAAATGCCGCAATTCGGGCATCGATACATCCTGTAGTTGTCATGATCGGTAAATCTGTACACAGCGCCAGTATCGCAGAGCGGACACTCGCCAGTTTGTTGTTCTTCCATCTAATTACTCTCGCTTGTTGTGGTGACAGCAAGAGTACCACCTCGCCTGAAGTGGAAAAAAGCAGGCACCTCACAAAGAGAAAAGCCCCGGCGACCAAACCGGGGCTATCCCAATCAGCAGCGACCAAACCGCTGATTACACGAGATACCAGACAAGGTTAGCAGTTTGAATGGTATTGCCCCTAACGGAGAGTAAGGAGCAGGAGAAATATACATGAAATCTCAGGTGTTAACAAAATCCATGGCGGCCCGTAACGCCCGCCAAACCATATTTATCAATGATCCTTTTCGGCCTCACCCACGCTGCCAGGCGCGTTTTAACAAGCATCCGGAGCCTGTCACTGTAATGCCGCCAGATAGCCAGTTGCGCTGGCCGGTACTTTTCGCCGTAGTGTTGTGCGCCTTTGCGCTGGCCTTTCTCAACTTCGCAATGCAGATGTAGGTACTTATGCAAGAACCCGTTCATATCATGGTCGATAACGAAACGTTATCCGTTCTGCCCAACGCGCATATTGCTCAGGTTGGGTTAGTTCAGTTCGATCCACACACCTTCACCCCGCTCGCTGAGAAAGTCATTAGTATCAGCCATGACCGTCAGCCCGGAACGGTAATTGACGCCAGCACTGTGGCCTGGTGGATGTCGCAGGATAAGGAAACACAACAATCCGTGTTCTATGGCGAGGAAGACCGCATTTCCATTCGTTCGGCATGCTGCGAGTTCTATCGTTTCGTGCTCGACTCCTGTCGTCGTACCTGGCAGGAAGATGAGACGCCGGGCCTCAGTGATTTACATCAGTCAGTGCACATCTGGGCAAAGCCAGCGCGCTTCGATATCCCACAGTGGGAAAATGCTTTCCGGCATTCTGACGTTCAGGTGCCCTGGTTTCGCCGTAATGTGAATGATGTCCAGTCACTGCTTAATGATGCCGAACGCAACGGATTTGTTGTCTCTACGCTTAAACAGCTTCCAGCCGGCATTCACATGCCGCTTAACGACTGTCTCTGGCAAATCCGACTTCTTAAGGCCATTACGGAGTTTAAATCCCGCTAATGACTGACATTACCATCCCACGTCTGGCGATGGTTAACAGCATTACTAACCACGCCATACGGCGTTACACCGAACGGCGGCAATCCCTTCCCTGTTTCATCATCGACGATCTTCTGCAGGCAAAACCCCTGACCAAGGCAAGGCTGCGAAAACTGGGATTGCTGCGACGGCGCGGATACCGGTATCTGCGCACAACCGACCGGCTGTTATTCGTTATCGGCTACAGCCGCGTTATTACCTGTTATTTCGAGGATACAAAGGTTAGCACCAATGAAAACACTGGCTCAAAAGATGAAAGAGCAAGGCAAGATGATCACCGAACGCGCCGCCAGCGAAGAACGGCGCGGGAACTACAAAACAGCACAGGTATTCTGGCTGAAATCGACTGAATACCCCTGCTCAGAAGCAAATATGCATTATCGTAACGTTCGCGCTGACATCTGCCAGCGTCGTAGCCAGGAGGTGTCAGAATGACCACTATTTCTGACTCTACGGTAGCAACAGTTTTGGCAACCTCATTGCGCCCTGTTCGCTCCCAGCTCGAGCTGGCCGTCGAACAGACTGCCGGCATTTCCCGGGCATCTGTCGAAAGTGCCCTCGCATTGACTGACCAGTTAGAAGTGCTGGTTATCGAGCAATACAACCTACAGGTTGACGAGTTCAACGCTGTCGTTGAGCAATGCGAAGCACTGGATGACCGAAACACCACGCTGGGACTTCAGGCAGCAGGATTCGCTGAGAAGCTGGCTGATATGGAGTTAACAACAAAAGAAGCGCGGGCCGCAGAGGAAATCGCAAAAGCACAGATTTCTGTTCTGCAGGGTGATAAGCGACAACTGAAGACTGAGAATGACCAGCTCAAGTCGATGAACCCGGAACGCCAGAAAACGCAGATAGTCAGCCTCAAAGAAACCATCGCCAGTAAAACCACGCTTCTCGACCAGCAAAAACAAGAGATGCGGAAGATCCGCGGCGAACTGGCCACGACGAAAACCAATCTGGCGGTCGCCATCCAGCAGAACGCCGAATTAAGTCTTGAAAACGAAGAGTTGCGGACACGGCTCCAGCGTATTGACGGTGACGTTGAACCGGTCTGGTACCCGGCTGCCGACGACAGCGGTCTCCAGTTTTACTTTTACACCTTCGGCTGGCGACTGACGCTGGGATCCACCGACCGGGATCTGCATCTCGACCTGCTTCAGGATATTGACTGGCATATCGAAATTCGGAGCAACTCCGGCATATCCGTTCTGGTATCTGTTACGCAGTGGTGTCGTGCGCGGTATCCGATTCTTGACCAGTTCAAATCAGCCTGGCCCTCTGCTCTGGGGATTGCGTTAAACCGCAGGATCATTGAGCTGCTGGGCGATACCCACCCTCACCTGGTTAAGCGTACTGAGTGGGCAATGGCGACCCCTCTTAGCAATCTTCCCCTGCAGGACAAGTGGCTTGATCTGCTAAACGCCTCCGGTCTTTACAGCCTGTGGACTGTAGTAAGCCATACCCCGGAAGAACTCTCCAACCTGGTTAAAGGATTCGGCATTGCCACGGCGCGCCAGGTGCATGCCGCCTGCATGAACGTAGTTAAGGACTGGCAGGCTGAAAACTGGCCTAAACCCAACGCAGCATAAGAGGCATTATGAGCTTACAACACAAGACTGACGCTGAAATCATCGAAACCGCGAAGAAACTGGCTGGATATAGTGAAGCCGGTGCTGTACTGAAGGAACTGGTCAAACGCTGGCAGGTTCAACGCGAACTATCAGAGCAGCAGCACCAGCAGTCACTCACGCTGGCCGCAGAATGCGATCTAATCCGGCAGCATGCGAGGAAACAGTCGGATGCCGTTTCCGAAGTAATTAAGTTGCTGTCAGATAACTCCGCCCCTGTTTCCCCGGTTACCCTGGCTGTCAGCATAGAAAAGCTGGTCCCAACCCTGATGCTGGACAACGCTGTTAACCAACTCAGGGCAACTGAGGTTGTAGATTTGCAGTCAGGCCTCGCCAATAAACTCTCAGAATCAGGCCGCATTCAGCAACTGGATAATCTCGACCTGATGGCGCTATCCCACTGCATTGACTCCGTCATATCACAAAGGCTGGCAGAATTGCTTTACCTGCCCATTGGCCCCGCCCCGGTGGAACGCGATGAAGTCGGCTACTGGACACACCCGGCAGCGGCTCTTCAACCTGACTGGGATGAAAGCACACCACCAGCCGAGATAACCGACTGGTTTATGTCACACGCTCTGGAGCAGAAGATTGTTACTCTGGAAGATCAGAACGATGCCCTGTACGAACGCTGTCTGGAGAATTTTGAGGCCCTGAATGAATGGGAGCCGATGCCGCCGGACGGTGATGGCTGGTTTCTGTTCTCTATCTTTGACAGCGAAGACGGCGTCTATGCCGAATTTGTCCGCCCAATAACCTCGTGAAAGAGGAAAGCGGTCGCGCTGCAGTCTGGGAACACAAAGTTGAAACCGACATACAGTAAACCATCAGGATGGATAGCGACCGTTTTCCCCATAGAGAACATATCTTTTTTCTCCCTAAAAACTTTTCGGCATTAGGGGAGCGGACACATAAATACCAGCGTACCCCCTTTTTGATTCGGATATCTACTTGAGCCCAGCTACCAGGAGACCACTAATAAAAGATTAAGAATGACCTGTTACTGCTTCCCCCAACTACTGATGAAAAACGCTCATACCTATAAGGTGCTCACTCATTACTGAATGCCTGGAGCGGACAAGTTTTTGTGACGCACATCAACTAATTATCTTCACAATGTTAATTTACAGAGTTTATGGCCGCATCTATATGCATGTTATGGATAATTATATGGAGTTATTATGATTTCTTCGGTAAATCGTGTTGGTTTTGGTTGCATTGACAGCTTTAACTACCTTAACGATAAAGCGACACCTCCAGCATCGAAGTCAACATCAGGTCAAATCTGCCCTCAGACTGGTTTATGGAAAAATGAGTCATACAAGGTTGTTACAAGTGTTGATAAGGGGGAAGTGATGCCTCAGTACCAGGGACGGGATGTTGATTGGGAGTTTGAGCATACCGGTAACAATAAGGATGGCATGTAGCTCGGCGGTGGAATCGCATAAATTATACTGATGTTTAAGTTTTTCAATGATATGACCGCAATTAATAGATAGTAAGATATAACTATCTTATTTTGTGCCTCATTATAAAAAGTTCAAAATCTCTTCTTTGTGCCTGTTCGAGTCCGTGCCCGAGCAGGCTTTTTTTTACATCAATTTTCGCAGCTAACATTTAAACACTACTGTCCCGCCCTACCGCCACCAGCCTGATTAAACTCCGCCGGAGAAGACCATATCCAGCGGACGGGGCTTTTGCGCGCTCTAGGCGGGCAAAACACGAGATACAGACCATGCCAGATATCGTCTTCAATGAAGAATGGGTAGTTGAAACCCGGCTGAGCGAAAGAACTGGCCTCTCAAAGGGGCAAATTAAAAACTATCGTTTGGGAGTGTGGATCGAGGGTGTTCACTTTAAACATCTGACCGCATTAGGAGAGACCAGCAGCAGTAATGGTGTCCTCTGGTACAACTACCCCCGAATTAATAAATTTGTTCAGGAGGCTTAATGGCAGCATTACCGACCGGTGTAGAAATACACAATGGAAAAATAAGGATCTGGTTCGTTTACCGTGGTTCCAGGTGTCGAGAAATACTGCACGGCTGGGCTATCACCGCGGCGAACATCCGCAAAGCGGGAAATCTTCGTGCTGGAATTATTGGCGATATACAGATGGGAACTTTTGACTATGCCAGACGATTCCCTGAGTCAAAGACAATCAAAAAGTTTACCACCACACAGCGCATAACAACCTTCACAGAGCTCTGTGACCTTTTCCTTAAAATAAAAAAGCTCGAATTATCTGCGGCATCACATGACTCACTGACATCCAGGATAGATACCCTGCTTCGCATTGTCGGAGGCAGAACGCACATTGCCGAAATTCAGCACACCGATCTGTTGAGATACCGTCAGGAATTACTGACTGGTGAAGTTACATACAAAAAAGTGGTCTGGTTCAATAAGGAGGGACGCAAGGCTTCGACCGTAAACAACCTAATGGGCACACTATGCAGTATGCTGAAACTGGCTAACCATAGTAAGTTCATCACTCATGCCCCCTATGAAAATGTTAAAAACCTGAGAGTTTCTCAAAGGGATCCCGATCCGCTGCTGCTTCATGAGTATCAGGCTTTCATCAATGCTCTGCCCCGCCGGTTTGCACTCACCTGGATTGTTGCGATTCACACCGGTATGCGTCACGGCGAACTCTGCGCGCTCGCCTGGGAAGATATCGATCTGAAAAAGGGGGAAATACATGTATGCCGGAACCTTACGGCAAAAGGGCTATTTGTTCCCCCTAAAACTAATGCGGGGATCAGAACAATCACACTTTTACAGCCTGCACTCGAAGCACTGAATGAAATCCATCAACTGACAGCAAACCAACCGAAAACAGATATCGTTCTCCATCATCGCGAGTATGGACGGACAGAACAGCTTTCTGTCCGGTTTGTCTTCATTCCAGGACAGCAGTCGAGGGAAAAGAAACAGTACTTTTCTAAAAGGTCTTTTCCATACAGCTGGGAAAGCGGCATGAAACGGGCAGGCGTTAGAGTGAGGGATCCTTATCAATCTCGCCATACATACGCATGCTGGCTACTGTCATCAGGAGCTAACCCATCGTTCATTGCAAGTCAGATGGGGCATGAGAATGCAAAGATGGTTTATGAGGTTTATTCGAAGTGGATCAGCGAAATGAATGCGGATCAGGTAAGCATGCTGAACAGCAGGATGCCTACCAAAATGCCCCCATTATGCCCCCAGCGCACAGCCTGAATAAAAAACACGCTGCAAAATCAACAAAATATAATCAACTTGCTTAATTACTCTGCAATCGCGTGAGATCAGGAAGAAAAATGCCAT